GTTTCCTAATGTTCCTGCTTCTCTAGCAGCCCATGTTCCTATGTTTGTTATTTGTCCAGCGCCTGAGTCTGAATAGTATGTGTTTAAATAGTCAGCAGTATTTTTAATTAAGACAGCAGTACCAGTTGACACAGCATTTACTAATCCTGTGATTGGTCTTACTACCTTCAGATTGTTTCCGTAACCTAAAAAGTTAGCAGCACAAAAGAATTCCTCAAAGTTATTTGCATTTGGTTTTCCAAATACGTCAACTAACTCTTGTTCAGATGTAACCGTAGTGATCTCATCAATGGGTCCTTTTTCTGCTGTAATAACAATACCTCCAGAGGTAGTAGATACCGCTGGTATGATATTTGTTAGATCCTTTTCAGTCACATTAACACCTGGTGATACTTGAAAAGCCATGTTTAGTTCTCCTTAATATTAATATTAATCTTTATTAGTTATAACCCTTTTATACAGATATTTATGTATATTCACATCTCTACTATTCGCCCTTACGATAAGTCACTGGTTGCCATAATTCACCTGCGTCAGTAAAATATCCATCATTTCCCTCTGGATCATTCAATCCATCGTCTATAAAACCAAAAGGCGCCATGTCTGCCTCTATGGCATTTTGTTGATCTGTAAACATTTGACCTCTTACATCAACATTAGTCAATTCTTTAAAATATCTTTGATTAGCACACCATGAAAAGATAACTAAACACATCACTAAATCATCATGAGCGCCTTGTTCGGCCTCAAAAGATTTTCCACGAGCAATAAAGGTAGATAATTCAGATACAATCTCGAAGTCTTGAACAATCAGCTTATCGCCCTCTATTAGACTTTTCAGATTTGAAGTTCCGATTTTTTTAGTACCTTTCGTCATTCTTAATCCTAGTTGATTACCTCTACCACTAAAGCCGCCACCTAGTACCTGACCCGCTCTACCTCGTTGTGTGACCATCATCATGTTGTCATACTCTAATTCAAATTGCATTGCGTCTGCCACCTGTTGACCTAGATCGTTTATCTCTATCAACACATATGCCTTGTTATAATAATCTGATACTTTTTTTAATATGTTAGGAAAGACAATCGGTTTGATATCATTGTTTCTATACTTTGCGACAATCTTATACGGTGCCTTTGTTGCGTCAAATACTATAAAGGCAGAATAGTCATTGTTGATACCTCTTGCGACATCAACTGTCGTGACATAGGTATGATCCTTAATAGGCATTTCATAAACATCTAATCCATCAGGACTTCTTTTAGGGTCAACGATTGCCATCGTTTTAAGTTTACTCGCATTGATAAGTGTATCGATACTGCCTAGGAACTCACACTCAAACTCGGTCTGAAACTGTGCCTCACTTGTGTTCTTGATGGTCTGTTCTTTCCATTTCTCATCACGACCTGGCACCTCTGACCAATGCACCTCGATCGGTTTAAAAGTATTCTTCTTATTGACGGCATCCATCCACATCTTATAAAACATATTCATTCCGTGTGGGGTAGATACTATCATCACCTTTGATGATTGTCCAGATGATATCGTGGGATACACCGAACTAAAAAATTCTTCGGCGATGTTGTTGGGTACATAGGCGAACTCGTCTAGGAAAATAATATTAAAGGTACTTCCCCGAACAGCACTAGAAGATGTACTCGCCGCTACGATCCTACTTCCGTTTTCTAATTCTAGGGAACCTTTGTTCCAGTTAAGAACGCCTTGTTGCATCCATTTCGGCAAGTGCTCGTAAGCGAGTTGCAATCGCCCTAATAAATCCCTTGCCGTAGAAGATTTGTTGGCTAGTATTGCAACATTCACATTATCGTTAAACAAAACGTAATGTAAGAGGTAGGATACAATGATAGTTGACTTTCCACTTTGTCTAGGTAATTTGCATATCGTAAACCTATTGTCGTGAAAAGTGTCTACCATCTTCCGCTGAAAGTCATACATCTCAAAAGGTATAAGACCTTTATCAATCGTGACTATTTTTAAATATTGTTCTATGAAATACTTAGGATCGTTCATACACTTTATCACCTCATCTACCTGTTTAGGAGTGAATCGTGATTTAGTGTGTGCCTTTTTTAGATTAGGATTACCTAAATATTGATCTTGTGTTGACATTATTTTTTATCTTTGTTTTTCTTTATCATCTTTTGTAGTTCGGTTGTCGATCCTACAAATAAGGCATTAGTGACATTCTTTGGTCCTAATTCTTTTACATCTTTAATCTTTTTAAGTTTATCTTGTAAGTCTAATAGATTCTGTGCGATCTCACTTTGACCCTTGATTAATTGACCTGCCACCTCATATGCTCTAGGGTGCTCGCCTTCTTTTGCTAATGAGAGTATGCCTTCTATCGCTTCGTTGCCTTTTTCTAATAACTTGTAGAGTTCCCCTCTACCTTTATCAAAGTCTGTATCGACATCAGCCTGTGGCACCACCACAGCAGGTTTCTCGTTTGCAACTTCTAAAGGATTCTTTTCTTCTTTTTTATCTAGCACTTCTTCTGCTATGTTTAATACTTCATTTAATTTGTCGTCAATATTACTCATCTTAAAACCTTTTATTGTTATGTATCGTTACCAGTTTCCTCATCATAATTTTTGCCATCATTAAAGAATTGTACGGTTTCTGTATATGTGTATGTGTCATCTTTATCAGCACCTGAAGGATTAGGTGTGACCGTGACCCTCTCACTACGAGATGGACTTTGATCTGCCGTATCAGTATATAAATCTGCTGATGATGTTCTTATGATTGCACTTGATCCTATTGGACCATATAGATATATCTTTGCAGTAAATTTTAGTGTGTATATAATTCTTCTTCTTTCTGTTAATGCACCTGTATAACTATCTTCGTAATCAACACTCTCTAGTATGAAAGGAATATCTCTTTTTGTATCCATATAATCTCTATCAATAATCATAGTGACTGTATAGTCTGGTTGAAAATAAGGAAGTATTTGTTCTATAATTTGAAGACCGTCATCCGAAGTTGCAGTAAAAACATTTAACTCAAAACTTACATCATAAGGTACAGGAGAGTATTGTGTATATACTTTCTTTTCATCTCCACTTGCATTTTTAGCAACACTATACTTTTGATTTTTATTTAACTTACGATTAGGATCATAAGCATAACCAGTGACATCAAATGACATTCGAGGTAGAGTAATCGCCACGCTTGAATCGTCTCCAGTTAAGTTTGCATTTTGATCTAGTCTTGCAATAAATTTTTCTTTAGGTGCATATGATAATGGCACTCTAACTTTCTGTAAAGGATTCCCGCTAGAATCCAATCGTCTGATATTAATATTATTAAATATCGTACCGAACGCAATTACAGTATTTCTTATTGATTTATGGTAGAAGTGTTGTCCAAACATTATTGTCCTTTGTCTGCTATCTTACCTTTGTTAGGTCCTTGTTTAATCACATAATCTCTTGTGCCATTTGCACCGATGGTCACTTCTTTTTTAAGATTTCTAACCATGTTCATTTCTTTTTGTTCTTTCAAACTTTTTTGTTGAAAGTCTGTAAGTTGTCTATGTCTATCTCTATCCATTAGTAATCATCAACTTCCCCGAAAGGATTTCTTTCGCTAAAATCTAATATATCATCAGCAGTAGATGATGTTGTTGTTCCTGCTTTATCTTCAAAATCTTTTCCTTGATCCACAGGTTGTTGTGTCTTCATTGTAAAGCTTTCATTGATAAGATAATTAATATCTCCTATATCACTTTCAAGCACAATAGAACCAGTAGCAGATGTGCCAGTTTCTAAACTAAACTGAAAATTCATTGTGTCTGTTGATAATGCGTCTTCAACAGCGTCAATGGCAGCGATACCTGTATCAACTCTTTCAGAGCTGTATTCCCATTTAGTACAAGATAATTTGTAAACAGGTAAAGCGTTCTGTTGATAGAAAGGTTGTTCGTGTTCAACAAACTGTATCTCGAAAAATGCTTTTGTTGTAGGGAAATAAACTATATCACCCTCTTGTGGTCTCTCGGCAACTAGATCGCCGTTGTTAGATACTAAAGTTTCCCATCTCAATTTAGAAACAGTAAATCTAATATCATCTCTCAACTCTAATCCAAACTTCTTAATTATCTCTTGTTCACCCATGTATCCGTCAGTATTGTCAACATACATCTCTATGATGTACGAGTCATCAAAAGATGAAGCAGGGTCCTCACCGAAGATAGTATCTTTATTTGCTATCTTTCTCGGTAGGTAAAAAACATCTTGACCATATATCTTAAGCTGTTCTATAATTAAGTCTTCGTATAATCTTTGCTCAGATGTAGTGCCAGTGCTGAAATAAGTATTAGTTGGCATTTAGTTTTTATCCTTGTTGCATATGTGCAGGCTCTTCATAATTTAATCTTATTTCTTCCTCAAGTTTTTGTTGCTCTGCGATTGCCGTAGAAAATAGTTCAGGTCCATTAAGTGTCACTCCACCTAACATTGCTGTACCATTAAATTTCGACAGGTTTTGTCCCCATTGTCTTTTGATTAATGCTGTAGTATATCTTTTTAAATAGATGTCATCATACATATCTGTATTGTCATCTGGATTTAGTTTTCTGTAAACTTCCATGATTAAATATTCACCTGCTGTAATATCTCTTGACCAATCCATATCTATGAATAGTTTATTTGACAAGTGATTAAATCTCATTGGTTTTTCACCAACTAGTATATGATCTAAAAAATCTAAATGACGCATTGTCATTTCATAGTGTACGATACTTGTAGATGAAAAATCATATAAATCATTTAATCTTAATTGATATCTAACATCAAACATATTTAAGTTTGCTCTATCAGATAGAGGAAATACATTTACGACAGAAATTACTGAAGCAGGAACAACGAGAAAATTAGCTCCTTCTTTCCATGCTGTTGTCACACTGCCTTGTGTGATTGATTCAGATGAATCTGTTGTCATTCTAGTGACATCAGCTTCAGTCACTAAATATTTTAGATACATTCTTTCAACACCATCTGTATGATATTGACAAAAATATTGTACTGCTTCATCTATTCTATCATCAACCTGATCGTCATCAACATTTATGTCGATAACAGGTTTACCCAATGCTCTTAAGCAGTATTCTTTTAATGTTGCTTTTGTACTTGGTACGGCCATAAAATTTCCTTATAATACTATTTAGTTATCCTAAAGCGACTGCTTGTGCAATCGCAAATGCCTTAGACGCACCTTGACCAGCAAGAGTTGTGTTAGCGTCTATCTGCGTCTGTATATTTCCTGTCACACCATCTAAATAATTTATTTCAGTAGTAGTTGCTGTGACGCCATCCATAATATTAATCTCAGCTGCAGTAGCAGTAATACTTGTTCCACCTAGTGATAGAGTGGTCATACCTACTGTTCCTAATCCTGTGATACCACTTGAAGAATCAAGAATAACTGCCTTACTAGCAGTTGCTGTTCCT